ATCAACTGGATCTTCAATTAAGAAAGAAGTGTTATAAGGCGCATCTGCTGTTACAATAGTATTAGCAGGAACAAATAAAGCATAATCATAATCAGGTTGATTAAAGACATTAGCTGGGACTTGTTGATAAAAATCTATATCTACAGTTGCGACTTGAGTCACATTTGGTTTATAACCAAACATATAAGCTAACTCATATAAGTTATTGGTTTGGCGAGCATACTGTAGATATGTTTCTTGGATTTGGTTATCCAAATAGAAAGACATAATATCACCTACATAAGCAGCCATTTCCATAAACATCATACCTGGTGATGCTGGGCTAAAGTCATTATAGGTTGTAGGAAAATAAGTGCGAGCGTAGTTAATTAAACTCGCTCTTAACTCGGTAAAATCCTTGTTTATATACTGTATATTACGTCTTACGGCCATTAGTTGAATGCAATTTGAATTTCGTCGGATATAGCGGTATCTATAACATTATAAGTTAAAGATACAGTTATAGTATTATAGTCTGGGTCTTGGAAAATATCTAAACTACCTACTCTAACATTAGGAAAAAATTGAGTTAGCTGAGTTTGAATATTCTCTTTAAGACCATCTAAATTACCAGTAGTAATTTGTTCAAAAATAAAAGCTCTTAAACCTGAACCAAATGTAGGATTAAGATATCTTTCTGGGGGGTTAGTTAGAAAAAAGTTTATTAAGTTATTTCTAACAGCATCTTTTGTAGTATAGGTAGAGTAAAATACACCTGGGGCATTAAAAGGTATAGCAACACCAACAGCCGTTCCTGGCTTGGTATCAATTGGAAATATCTTTTGTGCTCCGAATGCCATTATTTCTTACCCATTAAGCCCATAATCATGTCTAAACCAACATTACCTGATGGTAAGGAAGATCCTTCACCTGATGTGTTCATGCCTGGAGCTACTTGTAAAGTATTAGCTGCTATATTTTGAGTAGTAAAGTTAAGAGTATCTTGTCCTCTTCTCATATCACCCATAATACTTTCCATCATAGCCTTCTTTTCAGATGTTGATTTTTGTGGGGGGCTATTAGTAACCTGAGTAGTAGTATCAACAGTCACAGGTTGTAATAGATTATTCATTTGATAAGTTTCCTGGATTGGTAGTTTAGGGGCACGAACTGCTTCCAAAAGGATATCTTTTAGTTCCTCTTGAATAGCTTCTCTAACTGCTTCTTTGATAAATGATTTTAATTCACTTGGTTTCATCTGTTATAAATATTAAATTTAGTAAGATCTTAAATTATCTCTATCAATAATTAATTTAAGTTCATTAATTAAGGTTTGTTCATTAGTAGTAAATGATAAAGGTGTCTCTAATAAAGCAATTCCTGATTGATTAAATGCTACTGCTTTTCTACGAGTAACAGTAGGACTAAAAGGTACTTCCTCTATCTTAATTATAAATCCATTATAGCTACCTGAGTCTACATTAGCTTGTACTTGTCTTATAGTAACTTGTTGTATTGTATCTGAGACTGGGGTTAATGAGGCATCAACAGAGCAAAAGTTTATTAAAATATCTAATAAACCTAATAATTCAATTGCTTTAGTTACTACAAAAGAAACCACTCCTAATGGTATTGAAGTAGCATATAAAGCATTATTATTACTACTAATTAAAGGTGAAACTGCTTGTATTATTTTTTCAATACTATTATAATTAGATAAAGCAGGACCTAAAGCAGGAGCAGGTAATATTCCAGTTGAAGCAGCTAAATTTAAACCAGTTTGTATTGAAGAAGCTAAATTAATTATATCTTGTGATGTATTAGTTGTTGTTGTAAGTCCGTTTACGGTTTGGTTAGCTAAATTTAATCTATTGCCTATACTATTTAGTTGGTTTACTATATTATTTCTAGTTTCAATTAATTGATTTAAAACCTCAGGAGTAGGACAATATTGTTCTTTTACTTGAGATATTTGTTCAGGAGTAAGAGCATTATTTCTAGCTTGAATAAATTGGTCTAAAAGATATTCCCCAATTAAGGATTGAAGTTTAGTTATAATTAATTTAAGTACTTGATTACCTAAACTTAAAATTCGTTGCCCTAATTTATTTTTTCCTTTAGGTTTAACTTGTTCTGGAGTACTATCTTCAATTACAGATTCTGGGATTTGTTGTGATTGAGTGGTTTCTTGGGCTTGTTGTCTTGTTGCTGCTTCTTCCTGTCTAGTTTGTTCTAGTTTTTTAGGTGTAACTTTTACTTCTTCTAACTGAATTGCTTCTTGGTAGTTTCTTTCAATAATTGTAGGTCTAGGATCAGAATAATTTACTTCTATAAAATATTGGTAAAAAGCTTCTAAATCAGTTCCTAATGAAGGAGTTTCACTAATGACTATACCATTAGCATCAGTAGCTGTAACTATAATTAACCCCCCAGTACCAGGTTTAGCTGATAGTATAATTCCATTGGATAAAAGGGCACTATTAGGAGCTAAAGCCATTATACAGTTCTTACAGAATTAGACAATAAAGTATTTAATTGAGCTTGTAAATTAAGTAATGTGGTATTAATTACAGCAGCTTGACCATTAACAGTAGCCAAAGGACCAAACCCAGTCACTTGAGCAGTTGCTAAAGTATTAGTTAATTTAATTAATTCTCCAATTAAAGTATTTAATAAATTTACAGTAGTATTTCCTAGTAAAACTTGTTCAGTAGCATTTTTAGACCCTAAATAAACATCCCCAGCTTGTAAAATTATATCATTAGTTGTATCAAAATTAATAGATTCAACAGCAGTAAAACCTATAGATTTTTGAGAAGATAAAAGTAAGTGATCTTGTGTTGTATTGAATACTAACCTACCTGAGTTTAAGATAACTTGTTTACCAGCGTATTGATTAGGGTCTGTAGGTTTTCCACTATCTGGGTAACTAAAATATTGGTTTATTTCAACAGCTTGAGATTGAAGTGGTATTTTTTGAGTAGAGGTTAAATAAATAGAAGAATCATCATTATTGACATCTTCTACAGTTGGTATCCAACCTTCATTTGATTGAATTCCTTGACCATTTCTAAGTATAGTGATTGGATCCCCATTTTGGCCTGTTGAAGACCAAGTATTTACAGAACCTGTGACGGTAGAACCAAAACGGATTGAGTTGCCCCATCTACCTTCTAGAATAACATCTCCTTCAAATGGAAGTAAAGGATGTATATTTTCTTTCTCAACAAACGTATCTCCTAAAAAAATCTCAGTAGATTGATTAGTGACTGTTCTAACACTACCTAATTGAGTTTGTATATAATCCTTTTGTTGAGAAGGAGGTAAAATGTTATCGTTTTGAGGAAAGGCATTATGGTGGGGATGATTCCATAAAGCTACAATATTGGTATAATAAGGAATTGCAGAACTAGCAAATTGACCAATATCAGTATTAGGTAAATTTGAGATTAAAACTATCTCATTTAATATAGGATAATTCTTTAAATTAGGATCAGCAGGTTTAGCTATAGGTAATATAGCATTAGCTGGAGTAGGATTGTCAACTAAAGTATATTCAATTGTTCCTAAGGCATTCCATTCCCCTAATTCTTTAAATCTAGGGTGTTTTTCATTTAGAACTATACTAACAACTCTACCTAAAGTTTTTTTAGATTTTAGAGTTCTCCCTATAGGAGTACTAAGTATATTGGCGGCTGCTGAATTACCCCTATCAGTTCTAGCCATTATTCCTCAGATTTAAACTTGCTTATCTCGTCAAGTAGTTGTTGTTTTTCTTCATCTGAAATACCTAGACCAGCATCAGTAGTTTCAGAATTCATAGCACGTTGAGCTAGGGCTGCCATTTTAATTAATAGGTCATCATTCTTAACTCCAATCTCCATATATTCTTTGATTAGAGGAACTAAGAGAGTAGCATCACCTATTTCTTCAATCATAGGTTTTAATTCATTGATAAGGGCAGTTATCTGCTTATCTTTTTTCTTTTGATTATCATAGATTTCCTCTAAAATATCAGAGAATTTCTTTTTACCAAATACTACTTTATCAAACTGGCTCATGGTTATAAATATATTTATTTAAACTCTACATAACCATTCTCTAAATAATATATATAGTTAGATCTGAATATATCGTATAGTTGACCTGCTATCTTGGTTATTTTTGGGGTTTTAGCGTCTACCTGTTCACGGATGTAGATATATAGCGCTTTCTTGTTAAAGACGTCTATACTGTCGCGTTTACGGAATAGTTCTAAGATAGCATCTGCAATTTGAGCATCCTCATCTTTAGGAAATATATCAAAAATATTTTCAGTACAATATTCAGTAAACTGATCAATGTACATTGAAAGTTTATCATCATGAGCATTACTTAAAGTCTCTTCAATTTGGTAAGAGTACTTTTCATTCTCATCTAATCCCTCAACTGGTGCTTTATCGATTCTACGTTTGTAGTTTCGTGTGTTGGATATAATTAGATATCGTTTGGCAATTGTACCAAAATAAGAGTATGCTTTAGATCCTTTAGTTTGATCATACAAGTGCATCTTAGAGAGGAGGAAGGTAATCACCTCATGCTGAAGATCTTCAATATTTTCTACCTCAGTATAGTAGAACTTGAATGTATGAATAATATTTTCAGTTAGCTTAAAGAAAGGATAATGGATATATCTGTGATATATCTTTTCTTTCTCTAATGAGTTGATTGCTTTATTATACCTTACTATAGCATCTTCTGTTTCCTGAGTAAAGTATTGTACACCTTTTTTCTTTTTTACTACTTCACTCATAATTTAATATTGTAGGGTCTTATCATTTCATTTAACATTTTAAGTCTATCAAAGAAAAAACCTACTTCATCATCACTCTTAAAAGTACCTTTAGCGTCAATTTCATCAACACG